TCGTAGATAGTACCTAGCTCTTCCTTATTGATTTCATAATACTTACTCTTATCAATTCTTCTAAACTCGCTTTGGTCTAGTATCTGGGTTTCTAAATTGTCCGCTTCATTAGCTTTGCAATAATCAGCATAAAGGTCATATCCTTTGCTTCCGTATATCTTATCGTAAACTTTAGCGTCAAGTCCGAAGGCATTGCAATTGTACACAGCTATAATGTGTGGTAATGGTCTTTTCATTTGTTTTTGTTTATAATTAATTAAGTTATGATTGCAAATATATAACTTATACTCAAATTGCACCTTTTTTTGTATCTTTTATTCGTATATTTGCACAATGGAAGTAACTGAAATAGTCATTAACGGCATTATAATAAGCACTTTAGACCAGCCAATAGGCTTAGAAGTGATTAAATTATCATTAGATAGAGACTTTCAATACAGCTGCATTGACACAAAAATAGAAGCTGAATTAAAATTCTACTGTTCAAGCGGAAAAACCGAACTAGATGCAGAATATGAAAGTAAAGGAGTGGAAGCCACAGGTTATATAGAAATAACCGACACTTGCGGAACTAATGCTGAAACATATCGATTCAATTTAGACTTTAAAAAGTACAATAATCAGGGAGATTTTACTACGATAGGACTTATTGACGTAAATAGCTTATGGAAAAAAGACTTAGATAAGGAAGTTAATTTGACTACAACAGGCGGCAATGTAGTTCCATTCTATATTAGAAATTTACCTTTAAGATATGGATATTCTGCAAGTTCATTTCAATCAGAAGAGTGGGCACAATCTCCTAACAAAATAATAGATATAAATCAACCTGCTGGAGGCGTAGCAAAACCTGATAAAATATTTTACATATATCCAAAAAGCAATACCACTTTAAATGAATTAGAAACTGGATATACTCTTTTAGCTGAAAGTGTAAATGTTGAACAAGATGTAGGTTTAACTTTATTTGACCCAGAATATGAAGATGTAAATGGAAATATAATACCAGTCCCAAGCGTTTTTCATAAAGCAATTCCAAGTCTAGAACCTCAAGCTATATTTACTAATGAATTAGAAGATGGGGAAGTTACATTAACCACAATAGGAGATACTGAATTTTTTATAGATTTTATAGGAAGTTTGCCTAATATAAGAATGAATTTATACGAATATAAAGAAATGATAGGCATAGGTACTTCGTTTGATAAAATGAAAGGATATGTAAATCAATTAAATGATGTTTCTTTGATGCTTGCTACAGTTCCAAATAGTATATTATATCAGCACCCTACAATATCAACTAAAACTTTTACTAGAACTTTTAATGTAAAAAAAGGTGAAAGTGTATGGATATGGTATCAAATGCTACAAGGTCAATATTTGACAAGTGGAGGTACATATAGAATGATATTTGATAAATATAAAACCACTATAAATAGGTCAATAGACATTGAATTTAAAATAACTAAAAACGTAAAAGATGTATTAGTTAATTCGGCAGATATAATTCCATATCATACTGAGACAAAAGCATTTTTAGCTCAAGCTTCTTTAAATACTATTTTCGGAACTATTGAAAATATAGGAGACACTCCATGTTACAGCGATTTGTGGTTTACTAGAGGGGATTATTTAAGAGGCAAAACAAATGCAGCCGACATTATAATAAAGCCTAGTGACTTTTTTAGGGAACTTGAAAAGGTTGTATGCTGCGGACTTGGATATTTTTATGACACAGACCCAGAAGGCGAAAAAAAACTAATGTCAGTCTATGATTTCTATTCAGATACATTAGTTCCAAGCCAATATCAATTTTCAGATAGTGATTTAATAGATGGCATAATTGAAATAGCTCCATTCTTATCACCGTATTGTAAAGAAATTAATATAGGCTATAGCAATTCAAAGGACAGCCCTAAAGACTTTTGTAAACAAAATAGCTACTCAATAAATAATGATAGCGATTCTATTTATTCAAAAGTAAGTGAGTTTATAGCTTCACAATATATAATAACAAGAGCATTAAGATTAGGAACTGTAGATGAAGAACTTGAATTTGATAATAATATATTTATTTTATCAGGTCAAAATGTAACGGCTTCACCAATTAATCTTAATGTAACTTTAAGTCAAACGACTGGATATTTAGCAGACAATGTATATACTTTGCCTACCAATAATTCAGGGGTAAATAGACGTTATTCAACCGCATTTAATCTATTTAGACACCTTTATAAGTGGGGTTTTAGCTTATTTAATAATAAAGATACATTGACTGCTAAAAAGTACGAAGGGAATACTATATATGACTATGAGATAAGAGACTTATCTGGCTCAGTTACTCCATACTATGTCGGCTTAAACGCTTGTAAGCTCCCTGTGGCTGTAGATATGGTAAAAGTAGATAGAACTATAGACAATTTACTAACTGACCTTATAGAAAACGCTATTTACGTTCCAAGTCAAATAACATTCAAAACTGCAAAGCTATCTAGTTTAGATTTAATAGCTATGAGAGCGCACCAATACGACTTATTTAGTGTTACCGATGGAACAAATACCTATTATGGAAACTTAATAAGCGCAAACCTAGAAGACGACGTAACAGAAATAAAATTATTAAGAAGATTTAAAGACGGATTATGAGTATAACATTAGGAGGATACACAGTAGAAACCAAAAAGACAGTAGGTGAGCTTCCAGTAGGCTCGGACAATATAATAGCAGAAACGCCATGCGAAGAGACTATTAGTTTAGCAACGGTACAACCTAAATGGAAAAAGATACATGAGTTCACTAGGTCACTTGTTGCCACTCCTAATATGCTTACAGGCGGATGGGAAATTTTACCTACTTTTAATTTTTTACCTGATGACGTTTTTGCAGACGGATTCGATTATGAAGTAGAAATATTGCTAAACTATGTAGGAGCAAGCCCCTCATTAAATGTAACGAGACAAAGATTTACTTATACAGAATTAGGAAATAATTGGTATCAAAATGTAGTTTCTAGTGATAAAATAATAATGAATGAAACTAATTGTGGGGGAAGTTATGCAAATACTATGAGAGGATTAGTAATAGGAGCTGATGATATTGTTCCATTTACATTAGAAGTTGTATTTAGCATAAAACAATTAATCCCAGCTACAATAGAAATAGAGGTATGCTATGGGGGTACTCTAACTCATTTAACAGAATTGGAAGAAATCACTGAGGTAATAACTGTGTTTATAGGAGATGATTTAGGTCAAACTGTAATTTCAACTAAAAGAAATAGTACTTATGACCCATACGATTTAGGTCCAGAGGAGGCGTCTAAAATGCCTCAAACGTGCTTAGGTTATTCTGTTTATTATGTAGGTAATTTGTTTTCTAGTCCATACTCTGCACCTAATGATAAAACTTATTGGTTAGACGAAGGAATCTATAAGGCTAAAATAAATATTCCAAAAGTGCCGCCTCAAGTTTTAGATTTTAAATTATGGGATGGGTCTAGTTATTTATTTGACGAAGCAAGTGACGCTAATGGATTAATAGACTGGATAGACTTTGCACCTACATTGTCACCTGGCGGGGTTAATACAAGTTTAGAATTATGGGAACCAATATTAAATGTCCAAGAAACTTCAAGTGGCGAACAATATGTATATTTTAGATATGATTTACTTTTATATAACTGCCCTTGTAACGTATGCGGAGATGGTTGCGGCGGTGTTACTATTATATTTCACCAAAGCTGCGGAGACGCTTATTCATTAAAGTTTAATTTAATGGTGCAAGACGGTAAGTATAATATAGAAGGCGAAACATTTACTCAAGGCGGTGGTATAATAAGACCAATAACAAAGATTAAAGCTACTTATGATTTAGTCCTTAGCGAGTATTCAGATGAAACATATTTACTTCTAATGGAATTAATAGCTGACAATATACTTATAGAAGTTGTAGACAATATAGACGTTTCAAACCCTACAACAGAATATTATATCGATACCGATTCATTGACTCCAACTTGGAATTTCAATTCTAAACTAGGTACAATAGTTATTCCAGTTATTAGAAAGGATACAATAAGAACAGCAAGGAGAAACTGCTGCAATTAAAAAGGTAATTTGCATATATAAAAAATACACTATATTTGCATTCAAGACATAGCGAAGATGTCGGACATTTTTAACTTTAAAATTTAATTAATATGGCACTTTGCACAACAACCTGCGACGGTAAAACAATGGTCGCATACACAGAACCAGATTGCAATAATTTTTATGCACTCGGCAATTCAACTTCAGTAGCCTACATTCTTTGTGAGGATACTAATGACCTTTTAAAAGTAAATTACACGGCTTCAGGCGCATGGGCTACAGCTATTGCAGGCGTTGATTCATTCAAAGATTTGAATGTAATTGACAATGTTCTTATTGCACTTCCAGAAGGTGAGAATTTGACTATTGAAAATCCAATGAAAAACGGTATTCCAAACTTGAAAACAGGAGAATCTCACACAGTTACCATCACTGACCCTAAAGTAACCTCTGACAATCATGATTTCTATAACATGATAGATGGTAAAACTGCATGGGTAGTTATAGCTTATAACGACGGTAGAATGCAAGTAAGTCCTAGACCTATGATGCTAATGGTTAAATCACCAGGTATTGAGTACGGAACTTCACAAAAATTCACTGTTGAGGCTCAAGTTAACTTCGATAGAAACGAGTATTGGTTAGTATTTGACACTCAACCAGCAGGTATCTTTAAATTCCAATAATAGTATATGTGTTGCGGTAAACCTTCAAAACCTAAACCTAAACCTAAACCTATTAAGTGGAACTAAAAGAACTTCTAAATATTGCTAAGAGAAAACCTCAAAAGGCTGACCGGTCTTTTGGGGTTTTTTATAGCAGTAAGTTTCCAACGGAGATTTACAAAATGAGACATCCAGGTCTTGACCCAAAAGAATACGAATACATTGAGGAGAATTGGGTTAATCCAGTTCAGAAATTAGTAGGTGACGCTATCTTTGAAACGCAAAAGATATTCACTGATAGTAACTACTCGATTCAAACAAAAAATGAAACTATAAGAGACTTCATAGATAGCTATGAGATAATGTCTTTTTTCAAAAATATATATTGGCAAAACATAATACTAGATTCGGGAAGTGTGCTAACTTACCATATAAAGTATTCTGAATTTATAGAAAAACAAGCTGGCATAGAGCGTGGAAATGAGTATTTACCTTTGCACCCTTATATCGTAACCACAGAGAACATACTTTACAAAGACAAAACTACATTAGTATATAAAGTAAAGGGAGACAAAAGAAATAATTTTGTAGCCTTATATTATAATGAGGACAATCTATTGACCTACGAACACTATTCGTATGACGTAGCAAGTGACGATACACAACCGATATTGTTTTGGCAGTTTAATAATAACTTAGGCAAAAAGTATTATAGGAATGCTGACGGCTTAAAAATAGTCAATGATAATGAACTAGTAATTAGGTCTTATTTTAGCCCTAGCGAGTCTATATTAAGCACTATAATAATAGATTCAGTAAACGTCGGAGTCACCAAAACTCGAACTACTTATCCTATTCCTGTAGTTGTAGGTGAAGCTTGTGAAGAATCAGGTTGTAGAGGCGGTGTTATTGACGTTCTAAATAAAGAGGGTGTATATTGTACCGAAACTTGTCAAACGTGCAAAGGAACAGGCTCAAAGAATCTATTTAGTCCATTCAATGCAGTACACGTAGTCAGAGGCTCAGGAGCTATAGAAAATAGCACACCACCAGCTCCACACGTTTATTGGGTTGACCCTCCACAGGGTGCGCTTGATTCTACACGTGCAGAAATAAGAGAAAATAGAGACATTGCATTTGATTATATTGGTTTAAAATACTCAAATAGCGATGTAAGGGGAAGCGAAACCGCTCTAGGCAAAATGATAGATAGGGAAAAAACCTATTCTACATATAAAATGTACAGTCAAGACGTTGAAATGACTATGCAATGGTGGTTTGACAACTGGAGCGAACTAATGTTTCCGCTTGAAAAAGACAGAGAAATATCGGTTTATTCATTTAATAACTTTAGAACTACTTCTACTGCTGAGGTAAATGAAATATTTACGGCATTACAAAAAGATAATGCGCCTCAATACATACTAATAAATTTACTTAGAGAATACTATAATTCAATAGGCGAAACGGAGAAGTTTAAAATAGTAAATAAGTATTATCTATACAAGTCCGATGACATGAACATTAAAAAAGGTTCTTTAGGTTACTATGATAAGATTCATATTGTAATCTCGGACAATATTATGAAGTGGATAGAAGACGAAGGTATAATGGATATGAACGAAAAACAACTCGACACCTATTTTCGAGATAAAGCAATGGAATTAATGGCTGCACCTGTAGATAGTGATGGAAATATTATGGACATAAGTTATAGCCTTTACGAACAATTAAAAGAGCAAACAGAATCTGCTGGAATGGAAGTTGAGGAAGTTGATGGAAAAGTTATAGTTACAGGAAGTCCTAGTGAATTAGGAGATGTTAATATAGCTAACTTACCAAGCGCAAATAAACTTAGAGAAACTGTTGGCGGATTGCAAGGTATTATCGAAATAGCAAAAGCTGTAGCAAGTGGAATGTATGATTTAGAAGCTGGTATATCTTTAATTAGTTCACTATACGGAATAAGTGTTGAAGAAGCTAAACAATGGTTAGGAACTCCAAACATTGCAAGTCAAAAAGTTTTAGATAATGTTGAAGCCATAGTTACTTAATGGACTTTGAAAAAATATTAGACAAAATTCTTAATAAATTAAACGAGTATCAGGTTAGAGGCTCGTTTGTATTTGATATTGATAATCTAGAAAATATAGACAAGGTTAATGAAATTATAGAAGAAGTTTTAAAAGAAAATGGCTACTATGATAACATTAAAGATTACCGAAAGGTATTTGACAAGAACTTAAAGGAAGTTATAAGCGAATATAAGTCATTTGGAACTATAAACACAAAGGATTTAAAAGCATTTAATAACGTAGCCTTTAATAATTTCTATAAAAATTTAGCAGTAAATGTAACAGATACGAACATAAAGCAGCCTATTAAAGATGCTTTATTGCAATACGTTTCAGGCGGTGGAAAATATAATGATTTTAAGTCTACCGTAAAAGAAATACTAAGTGCTAAAAAAATAGAAGGAAATATAGATATAATAGCTAGAGAATATTCAACTCAATATAAGCGTGCGCAAGGTCAGATACTAGCAAATAAGTTTAAGGTAAAATATTTTCGCTATCGAGGAAGTGAAATAGAAACTAGCCGATGCTTTTGCGAACAAAGAATAGGAAACGTTTACACAAAAGAAGAGATTGAAAGTTGGGCAAATCTTGAATGGAGCGGAAAAATAAAAGGAACTAACAGCACAAACATATTTCAAGTTGCAGGCGGATGGAATTGTAGACATAGTATAAGACCAGTTAGCGAAAAAACCGCTTTAGATTACGGATTAAATAAGTATAATAATACTAATTGCAAACTATAAAAAAGGTGATTTGCATTTTTAAAAATTATCGTATCTTTGCATAAAAATAAAAGCATGGCAAAATTTCTAATACTAACAAGTCCTAACAAATCAAATGTAGGAACGATAGCTGAAAGGAGTGAAGACTTTTATAAACCTAGTTTTTACAAGATTTCAGAAGAGGAATTAAATCAGTTTGTTGAAATGAATACTTTTGCTAAGTCGGCATTTATAGCTGAGAAATTACAGGCTCAAATAGGAACGCCTGCTGACATTAAAAAAAAAGTAGTTCCGAGTGTGGAAGTTGTAGAAAGCAAGGTAGAAAGCGTATTGGTTAAAATGCCAGAGGTTGAAATAGAAGAACCTCTAAACGAGCCAGTAAATGAAACGAAAAATAATTTAGATACTAATTTTATAGAGGCTATATCAGTTGAAAAGCCAAAGGCAAAAGGAAGACCAAAAAAAACCAACTAATAAATAAATAATGAGCAAATTTCAAATAGTACCTAGCGAAGAGGGAATCAGTCCAGAAGATGCAATGCTTGAGTTTAATAGTGTATATATACCTATTGGCAGCGTGGCAGAACGATTTAGTGAACTTCCCGAAACTGAGAGAAATAAACTTTATGGAAAGGCTGCAACTGCGGTTGATAGTCGTATAAATAAAGAAGCTAAAGAATTAGGATTAACATTAGAAGGCAAATTGCATGACAATGTAGAGACTGTTATAGCTACTTATAAAGCTAAAATAGTCGAATTAACCGAAGCAAATACAAGCCTAAAAGAAAACACCGACAAGGCATCAAGAAATGAGATAGAGAAATTGACTCAAAAGGTTAATGACTTAAATATCTTAAACGAAAAACTAAGAGGTGACTTTGATTTGGTTTCAAACGAGAAACAAAATATTGAAAAGGAGTTTACTCAAAAAGAAATTCAGATTATAGTTAGTTCTAAATTAGGACAAGCTAAAAATGAATTTGTTTTAGTTGAGGACATGAATATAAGAGACGCTTGCACGTTTGACGAAACCAAGTATAAGTTTACAGTTGACGAAAATCAAAACGAAGTAGTTTATGATATAAATGGTCAAGTAGTTTTATCGAGTGCAAAAGCTGGAGCGTTCGCTTCTTATAAAGAGGTTTTAGAATCTATTTATACTAAGCGTGGAGCTTTTAAAAAAGTAACAGGCACAGGAACTATGAACATAGATAGAACACAAAACGCTGCTCCTATATTGAGCAATAGAATAGACTTATCTAGCAAAGTTACGCTAGGTAAAAAATAAATTTCTTTCCTGCTATTATTAGTAGGTTTTAAATGCGGTTTAGAAAGCCTTAAATTTCTGATGCGGTCGTGATACCTTAACCTCACACAAAGCAAAAGAAGAGCGAGCATAAACCAATTTTTTAACCTTATTAATAATATAAAATGGCATTAGTATTAAAGAATAGTCTTCAAGATAGACTATCAAGTGTTTTCCAAACACAATCAGCATTAGGTGTTATCACCGCAAATCCTCAACTAGACGTTCCACTTTCAATAGTGATGAACAGTGAGGTAAATTCTTCAAGATTAGAAGGTAAATTACTAGCAGAAAACGGTCAGAAAATGTCTGTTGAATTAGTATGGAATCTTCCAGAGTGTGAGGCTGCCGTATCTGGTTGCCCAACTGATTTATGTGCTGAAGGTGCTTCACCTGCTACACAGGATTCAGAAACTTATACTATCACTTGCGATGGTACAAATACATTCAAGAAAACAGTAACTTTCGAGTATGCAGATTTCAAAGCTATGACTGCATTAATGGATACACTTCCAATGTTAGACGCTCCATTGAGCGAAACTACTGTAAGAGGTACTTCTATTGAAAGTAAATTATTTGAGCTTATCTCTTTAGTAGACAAAGCACACGAAGCTAGAATGGCTCAATTTATATTTGATTCAATTTCTTCTTCTACTTTTGGATTCTCTCCTAAAGAATTAGCTGACATTCCAGATAGAGCAACTGACAAAGGTAAGGCTGTAAAAACATTTGGACAAGTATCTTCAACTTCTTTCAATGAGTTGTATTCTGAAGTTATTTACTCTGCTCAGACTGCAAGATTCGGAAGCAACCCAGTTCTTATCGGTGGTTTCTTATTGAATCAATATCAGCAACTAAACCAAGCTTCTTGTTGTGCTTCTACAGGATATGACTTGTCTACAATCTTTGAAACTAATAGACTACCAGTTATTAAATCTGACGCTTTAGCAAATGTTTACAATGCTGAATACTCTACTACTTCATTGAAAACTATGCCTTGGTTCGTATCTTACGAAGTTGGAGCTATACAAGTTGTAAACTATGCTCAGTACAGAGGAATGTTTGAAGTATCAAACCCAATGTTCAGCAGAACTACAATCGTATCTCCTTTCACAGGACGTGCAATGGACGTAGCATTTAGCTTGACTGCTTGCGGTACTAAAGTTAACATGACTGTATCTGCAACTGAAGAGCTTTACACTAGACCTGAAACATGGTGTTCTGGTGACTATGGCTATGGAGTTAATGGATTACAACAATTCAAAATTAAAAACTCATAGTCTTGAATAACTGCTTTGCTTATTCTTTTATAAAGTGTGGAACACCAGCGTCAGGGGAAAGAACCCTTGACGCGGTGTTTAACACCCTTAGCAAACTAGACTTATACTCTATGTTTGACAATCCACAGGATGCTATAGATAAGGCAACTGACCTAGCTTATAACTCAATGACAAGCGCATTACTAAGTAAAGAGGGCAGAAGTCTAAATAAATATAATGAGATTTTAGGGGAGAGATTTACGGATACATATTCGACAATACAAACCTATGAATTTAACTCAGCTACTAAGCAATTTTATAGATTTAATAAAGCTCACGTTAACGTACAATATACAGGAACGGTAAATTTAAGATTTACAAATGAGTTGGCGGTAGTTGAATTAGTACCAGTAAGTGTAGTTAGTGGTGTTACCACTACTATAATATTAAATAAAGATTTCAAATATGTAGAAGTAGATTTTGCCGAAAACATACAAGGCAGAACTAACTATAGAATTGGAATTAATGGAGTTTTACTAGACTATTCTATCCTTTGTGATTACCATAGTTTTATCTGCGCTAATAAAGAATTATTTCAGATAGCAATGGATTACAAGGTAGCTAGTTTATTATTGACTGACGGCTTATTTAGTGGTGAAATTAACCAACGAATAATGCAAGACCAAGATTACAAAGAATTGAAAGCTGAATATGAAACTCAATATAGTTTAGAGTTGAGTTCATTAAGTTTGAAAGATAGTGGGTGCTTTGATTGCAGCTCAAGAATACAGGCTAAAAGTTGGCTAGTATGAGCGTAGACAATATCTTTGATGCCTATCAAATGAAGTTGGAGAAAAACTTTGCAGAGGCTGTATTTGATATGCACGATGCAATGGTGAAGAGAATATTTACAGATAATAAAGACATAAACGGAAATAAAACTAAACCGTATAGCACAGAGCCAATGTATGCAAGTGTAGCAAGATATAAAGGTGTTAGATTAGGAGGACAAAAAACCGAATCAGGAAAATCAAAATACTTTGAAGGTGGTTACAGTCAACTAAAAAGTGAAAGCGGAAGACCACCAATAGAATTAACTGGAAGGCTTCGTGATAGTTTTGAGAATGGATTAAGGGAAGTAAATCCATATGAGTACGAAATAGTAGTTGCAAAAGAAGACGGAGATAAGATAAGAGGTAATTTTGTGAACTTCTTTAAGGTGAGTGAAAAAGAAAAACAAAATCTATTAAAAACGATTATAGGTGATAGCGAAGGTAATTAGTAGTTTAATAAATATGGATATAGTTAGTATCTATAAGCAGCCTAAAGACAAGGATATGCTTATATATCTATCTGAGTCCAATGAATTATTCAATTCCAAAAAGCATCAAGGCTATTTAAGAAATACAGAAACAAGTTATTTCTTTGACCCGAAAATGCCAAGCAGGCAAATGGAAAAGAATACCTATAAGCTAGTTATATTATTTGCTAAAGATACTTGCGATGCCGACGTTAAAAACACAATAGGTAACTTATTATTGACCGCTCCAAGAGAAAATATAATAAGTATAAAGCCATTAAAGAGCTACCCAGATTCATGGGATAATATAAAAAAGGAACTAAACAAAGATAATGCCTATGTCAATTACAGGGTAGTCATAGTTGATTTAGAGAGTGAAGAAATTATTTGTAAGACTAAAATAGCTTGTTTATGATAACCACATTTGAATATAAAGGCAAAGTATTTGATTTTGGTGCTAGCGGAACTGGACCTCAAGGTCCTCAAGGTGAACAGGGAGTTCAAGGAGAACAAGGTTTGCAAGGTATTCAAGGCGAGCAAGGCATTCAAGGAGCTACAGGTGCAGCCTTAACTGTATTAGGTTCTTATCCTGACCTTTCTGCATTTTATTCAGGAGCTGGAGAAAGTGCTGGAAACCCTGGAGAAGCTTGGATTATAGAAAGCGATGGCTCATTATATGTATGGAATACAGCAACAAATGCTTGGGAAGATGTAGGAGATTTACAAGGACCTCAAGGTTTGCAAGGAATACAAGGTGTGCAAGGCGAACAGGGTATTCAAGGTATCCAGGGTATTCAAGGTGTACAGGGAGCTATGGGGGTATCTGGTTTATTTGCTCAAACTGCAAATAGTACGGCAATTACAGGAACTACAACTGAAAGCACTTTAATTAACGGAGGCGTCGGTACATTAAGCGTTCCTGCAAATGGATTTCAAATAGGAGATAGTTTTAGAGCAATATTCGGAGGCGTTATTTCGGTTGCAAATAATCAAACCATAAGAATAAAAGTAAAATCTGGAAGTGTTATATTATTAGATAGCGGAGCAAAATCAATCACAGGAATAACTAATGGCATTTTTTCTTTGAATATAGATTTCACTATAAGACAATTAGGAGCTGCTGGTGTGGCTTCGATAGTTTCTTTAGGTTCGTTTCATTATAATAAAACTTCTAATGCAGCAGTTGAAGGCTTTGGATTTAACGTGGTTAATAATACGACCTTTGATACTACAATAAACAATGTTTTAGATGTAACTGTTCAATGGGGTTCTAATAGTGCAACCAATAACATTTATAGTGACATTTTCATATTAAATAAAACATATTAAATAAAATATAATGATAACAACTTTTGAATATAAAGGAAAGGTATTTGATTTTGGCGGTGGCGGCGGCGGAAGTCAAGAATTTATAGAAGTAGCTAACTATGCAGCTTTGCCAGTCACAGGCTCAACTAGCATAATATATGTAACCTTAGACACTAATAAACTATATAGATGGTCAGGTTCTACTTATGTAGAGATTTCTCCAATGGAAGTGCCAACTTTAGCAAGTGTATTAGATACCGACAATGAATCTGGAGCTAACGATATAAGCTTTGACGCTGGTCAAGGATTACTTTTTGACAATACCTCAAGACTAAGAGAGGGCACTATAGATGCAGGACTTGGAGGCACAAAAGGTGTTGCTCAAATTTGCGCCGTTGGTTATGAATTAAAATGGGAAGCTGGAAGGCTTTATGTAATGGATGGAAATGGTACTGGAATTAGACAATCATTATATAATCTTAATGTTACTCCAACGGCTACCGATGATAGTTCAAAAGGATATATTGTAGGCTCGTTATGGACTTTAGATAATGGAGATACTTATGAATGTACTAGCTCAACTATTGGGGCGGCTGTATGGACTTTAAAAACAATATCTATTCCAATTGAAATACAAAGTGCGGCAAGTGACGAAACAACGGCACTAACTACAGGAACGGCAAAAGTAACATTTAGAGTTCCAAGCGCATTTACTTTGACAGGTGTTCGTGCTTCACTTACAACCGCTCAAAGTTCAGGTAGTATATTTACGGTAGATATAAATCAAAATGGAACTTCAGTATTAAGCACTAAATTGACAATAGACAATACAGAAAAAACAAGTGTAACGGCGGCAACACCTCCAGTAATATCTACAAGTGCAATAACTGACGATGCTGAAATTACAATAGACATTGACCAGATAGGAAATGGAACGGCTAAAGGTTTAAAAATAACTTTAATAGGTACTAGATGATAATTAATCCTTATTTTTTTGGAGTCCCTTACGACGCTGATGCGCAGGCTTTTTTAACGGCTGCAAGTATAACAGACGCTACTATTTCAGGAGCTATTAATACGTTGGTAGTTCAAATGAAAGCCGACAATATATGGACTAAAATGAAAGCTATTTATCCTTTAGTTGGAGGCACGGCTAGCACTCACAAATGGAATTTAAAAGACCCTAGAGATTTAGATGCTGCATATAGATTACAATTTTTTGGCGGTGTAACTCATGATTCAAATGGAATAACTAGCAATGGAACGAATGCTTATGCAGATACATTTTTAAATGACTCAACTCATTTGACAAATACAAATAAATCTATTTCAATGTATATAAGAAATGTACTAACAGTCGGCTCACCTATGGGAGTTGTAAATAGTGGAGGTACTGCATTTAATAGATTTTATCCTGAATTTTCAAATGTAGATTATTCTAGTTTAGGAACTAGCCAAGTTGGAAGAGCCAAAGCTGGAACGCAAAAAGGAGTTTTTACAATGAGTAAAAGCGCATCAGGTAGTTTTAGATATTACAGACCGGGAACTGCAATTATAACGTCCACAGCAACTAACCAAGCGAATGTAAATGGAACTTACTATTTATTAGCGTCAAATAATACAGTTGGAGCTGAATATTCTGTAGGTAATTTAGCATTTGCTAGTATTCAAGAATCACTTAATGACACTGAGGAAGCTAATTTTAGAACTGCTATTATAGCATTTGAAACCACTTTAAGTAGAAACGTATGATAGTATATATATTAACAGAACAGCAAAAAGAATTAATAGTTGGCAAAGAATACATTAAAGATTCTTATTTTAATCCTATTCAAGATATTAATGACAATTGGATAATAAGTGAAGAAGAAGTATTGACCGCACAAAACGAAGATGTACTATGGGTGAAAGATTTGCAGCAGATAGAATACGAACCTAAACCAATTGAAAGACCTTTTTAATTATTAAATAATGAAACTATATAGCTTTGACCCTACTGATTTTTTGAAATCAATTTTTATAATTGCTTTGAGTTTTCTGAGTCCAATTTATGGAATAATTTCACTACTAAGTATGGCAGTCTTTGCAGATACTATCTTTGCCATTTACGCTACTATAAAACTAAACGGAATCAATAGCTTTCAAAGTAATAAGTTATTTAACTTGGCTATAAAGACATTCTTTTACATGGGTTCTCTATTGCTAGCCTTTACAATAGACACGGTAATAGTAAGCTCAAATACAATGTTCGGAATAGATTTGCTATTTAGTAAAGCGGTGGCAGTTCTTTGGATATATATAGAGGTTAAATCTATTGACGAAACGTCTATTAAATTAGGCAATAAACCGTTATTAACATTGATAAAAGAAATCATAGGAGTCTTTACTAGGTTAAAAAAAGACATGACTGGCTTAAAAGATTAGTATATTTTTTAAATAGCGTGCTAAAATAGAAAAATAGTGCGTACTTTTGGCGGAGTAATAAACAAAATAGTAAGCAATGAATAAACTATGCAGAAGATTAAGTGATTACGAGGCTAATTATTTAGGCTTGCCAATAAAAGGTCATGAATTTAACAGAAAACAAGCTAAATATTGGATTTCATTTGCAGAAAATGACGTTATTAATGAGCTGAGAGGGGTAAATGGGGATAGAAAATTAGTAGAAACTCAAAAAAAACTAGATAGGAATGGCAATGTTTTATCTACTATTGAGAAATTGCAAAGCGAACCTATAGACGTACCATCAAATTTTGAAATAACCAAAATATCTACGTCAAAAACTACAGGTCAGCAGTGGATTCAGTATGCTCCGACTAAAAAAAATACCGAAAGTGATTACTTAGAGCTGCGAGATATGATTATTGCGGAGATGGATAAACATTCTCCGAAATATACTAAGATAAATTATGAAAATAAAACTGATTCATGCTGCTTAGTATTCGACCCAGCCGACATTCACATAGGAAAAATAGCGTCTTCGTTTGAAACTGGCGAAGATTACAACAGTCAAATAGCAGTTAAGCGAGTATTGGACGGATTAAACGGTATATTATGCAAGTCTAAAGGATTTAATTTTGACAAGATTATATTCATAGCTGGTAACGATATATTGCACGTAGACAATGCGCAAAACACAACGACAAGCGGAACTAGACAAGACGTGAACGGAATGTGGTACGATAGTTTCATAATGGCTAAGAAATTATTGGTTGAAATAATTGAAACACTTATGCAGATAGCACCTGTGGAAGTGGTTTATAATCCATCAAATCATGATTATATGAGTGGATTCTTTTTATTAGATAGTATAAATTCATGGTTTAGGCTATCAGAAAATGTCACGTTCAATTGTGATATGAGCCATAGAAAATACACTCAATACCATGATAATCTAATTGCTACTACTCACATGGACGGAGCTAAAATGGATTTACTACCAAGCCTTGCAGCTCAAGAAAGTAAAATGTGGGACAAAACTACGAGAAGGTATATTTACGGACACCATGTTCACCATAAAATAGCCAAAGACTATGTAGGAATAACAGTTGAAACATTAAGAAGTCCAAGCGGTGCAGATAGTTGGCACCATCGTAATGGCTATCAGCACGCACCCGTAGCTATTGAGGCTTTTATCCACCACAAAACCGACGGTCAAATTGCAAGAATAACCCACAATTTCTAATATGAACGAGTCTCTAAATAATTCGCTTAATACTTCACTTCGTAATTGGTCAAGAGATTCCGAGTTGTTAAAAGACATAATGGATTTAGCTAAAAAGTATGGAGTTGAATACACTCTAAATGATTACTTTGAAAATAAAGGTTATCTGCTAACCTTCAATGAGACGTATGATTTATGGGAGTTGGAAAACATAATGCCTAAATATATAAAGCAAGTTCACCAAGCTAATATCATAACCAATATACTAGTCTTATTGTTTGACGAAATATTCCAAAAGCACAGCCTAGATATAATGGGAAGCCTTAGCATATATTCGAGCAATGAATTAAATTTTGAATAACATTAAATGAAACTAGATAAATTACCAGATTTTATAAAAAATGACATTGACTTACTAGCTAAGTTCGGAATAGATACTCATTTAGAATTGGCGCATTTTCTTAGTCAAGTTCACCATGAAAGCGGAGGATTTAAGGCAAAGGTTGAAAATCTCAACTATTCTGACGCTGGCTTGCTTAAAACATTCGGCAAATACTTTACTAATACCACTGCAAAACAATACGCTAGGAAGCCTCAAAACATAGCTAATAGGGTTTATGCTAATAGAATGGGTAACGGCGATGAAAAAAGCGGCGAAGGTTGGAAGTATAGAGGCAGAGGGTACATCCAGTTGACCGGAAAGAATAACTACTCAGCTCTCAATTCATATCTTAAAAGCATTGGATTAGCTGATAATGTTTTGGCATCTCCTGACCTAGTTGAAACTAAATACCCTTTATTGTCTGCTGCATATTGGTGGATGGTTAATGGCTTAAATCAAATTGCAGATGACGGTGAGGCTGAATCAATTGTAAAAGCGGTTACAAAACGAGTAAATGGCGGCTTAAATGGCTATACTCACAGACTAGAAATGTTTAAATATTACTTTGATTTATTAAAATGAGCGAAAATATAAACCATCCTAAACATTACGGAGGGGACAATACTTACGAAGCTATCAAAGTAATTGAGTCTTGGAACTTAGATTTTAGTCTAGGCAATACTATAAAATATATATCAAGAGCAGGTAAAAAAGATAAAGCAAAGGAAATTGAAGACCTAAAAAAGGCACTTTGGTACTTAGATAGAAAGATAAAAACATTAGAACTAAATTAGTATATTTGCGCTATGGAAATTAAAAGCATATTAGGTGAAAAGGTATTAATCGAATGGCGAAAAATGCAAAGTTTGCAGCCTGATAATTTAAAACTACCTTACAATATAGCCTATCTAAAGCAATCATTAATTGAGAATAACTTTGCTATGCCTTTTTTCGGTTGGCAAAATGGTGAAGACGTTTATGTTATAGACGGACACCAAAGACTCCAAGTCTTAATTGAATTAGAAGGCGAAGGCGTTAAGATTCCAGAATTACTAGACTGCCAACTAATCAAAGCAAAAGACCGTAAAGAAGCCGTCAAAATATTGCTTAAAGTTTATAACCAGCGTTCAAATCCGATAGACTTAGAAGTCCTAACTGAATGGATAAATATTGAGCAAGTTGAAGTCGAAGTGCAAAGTTTGAATGTAGTGGACGTTCAAGATATTGAAGAAGAAGCGCAAGAAATTTTAGAAGCAGAAGAAGATGAATTTGATTTAACACCACCTGAAACACCTGAAACCGTTTTAGGAGATTTATACGAGATTGGTGAACATAGATTACTTTGTGGGGATAGTACTGATAGCGACCAAGTTGCAAAGCTAATGAACGGACAAAAGGCTGATATGGTATTTACCGACCCTCCTTATGGAATGAATTTAGATACTAACTACGCGGATATATATAAAAATTCAATTGCTAATGTTAAAAACCAAGATAGAATTATTGGAGATGATAAAGACTTTAATTTTATAGATTTTTATGCTTTATTTGAATATGTTAAAGAACAATTTTGGTGGGGTGCTGATTATTACCAAAATCAATTACCGTCTAATGGGGGTATTTTTGTTTGGGATAAAGTTTGCGAAAGTATGGAAGGTAGGATAGGAAATGAATTTGAATTGTGTTGGTCTAAGCAAAGACATAAAAAAGAGATTATACATATAAAATGGGCAGGATTTTTGGGATTACAAAAAGAAGATGGTAAAAGACAACACCCTACACAAAAACCAATAAGACTTTGTGAAAGTTTCATATCTCGTTTTTCAAAAGAAAGTAATTTATTAATTGACCCTTTTCTTGGAAGTGGCTCAACAATGGTAGCTTCACACCAATTAAAACGCAAATGTTACGGAATGGAGTTAGACCCTAAATACTGCGATGTAATTATAAAGCGAATGATTAAACTAGATTCAAATATAAAAGTAAAGAGAAACGGAATAGACGAAACTAAAAAATGGTTAGACAAAATTAAATAATATGAAATGGCAGCATGGACTAGCAATATTAGTTTTCCTTTTAGTATCATTCCTATTATGGGAAAGAAGCATGAAAAACCAATTAATAAACCAGCTCCAGACCCAAAGCCTCACGAGGGAAGTGGACACTCTGACAAAGGAAACGGAAGTAAAAGTAATTCAGTGGAAAACAAAAAAGGTATTTGCAGATAAAATAGTCAATAAGTGGCATAATGTCCACGATACAATAATCAAACGAGATACACTACTAATTGAATGTAGAAAGGATATTTTTAGCCTTGACACGGCGTTATATTCATGCGAGTTAGCGCTAGGTTCATGTTTAAATTTAAACAACTCACAAAGCAAATTAATAAAGAATCTACAAAATAGAAAAAGTCCTATTATAGTTCCATATGTTGGGGTCGGATTGTCAATTGATAAGAATTTATTAGTAAGTCCAGCCGTTCAATGTGGCGTTGGGTTAAATATTAACAAAATATTCGGTAAAAAATAGTATATTTGCGCAGTAATTAAAAGCCAAATGAAAATAGCCTTAATAGAAAATCAAAGTATCGGAGTTAATATTCACAGACTATTGACACCTTACAGTCATTTGCAGCCGCACCATGAAGTCATAATGACCAACGGAGTGCTGACCACTGACTATGATATTGTAGTCTTTAATCGATTGCCTAATCAATGCTTAACTGATTTAGAAAAACTCAAAGCAAAAGGAGTTAAAATAGTAGTGGATCTAGATGACTGGATAGAGCTGCCTAGATACCACTATGCTTACTCGAAAAATAGTGTTAAGCAAATAGCTCCGATATTGGATAGCTTAAATTTAGCCGATGTTATAACCACCTCAACCTACACACTCCAAAAAGAACTTAAAAAGCTAGGTTATAATAGTGAAGTTTTGCCTAATTTTATTCAGCATAACTTAAAGAACGAACCTACTGAACACGCAATTGGTTGGGTTGGCGGTGCTGGTCACGTTAATAATCTATTCACAATGTCAAAACCTTTGCAGGCTGAATACAAAGCTAAACGGATTCTAGGGGGTTACACAAAAGACGAGATTCAAAGCGAATGGTATCTAAAAATAATGTCAGGCAATGGTAAGTACGATATTGGAATGCGAAAGCCTACAAATCAAAACTATATGGAGCTTTATAAAGATATAACGATAGGACTTTTACCTAGTTTTAATGACACCTTTACGCTATGCAAAAGTGATTTAAGAGCATTAGAGTATGCTAGTATGGGAATTGTAGGCGTTACCAACGGAGGCTGCTATGAACGTACTAAGGCTATGAAAGTAAATGATAAAACCTTTGAAAAGACGGTAAAGAGACTAATTAATTTTAAAGACTATTATTCAGATATGCAAGCCTTGCAAGTGGAATGGTTTATAGAGCGGAACGACATTAAAAAAATTACTAAAAAGAGATTACAAATAATAGATAGCTTAAAATGAATCAATTATTAAAGGGCGATTGCTTAGATTTAATGAAAACACTAGCTGATAATTCAATAGATGCTATTGTTACTGACCCTCCATACGGCTTAGAATTTATGGGCAAAGAATGGGACAAAGGAGTTCCAGCTATAGAGTTTTGGATAGAAATGCTTAGAATTTTAAAACCAGGCGGTCATTTGCTTTCATTTAGCGGCACACGTACCTATCATAGAATGGCGGTAAATATTGAAGATGCAGGGTTTGAAATTAGAGATATGATTGAATGGCTCTATGGGTCGGGATTCCCGAAATCTTTGAATATCGGTAAGGCGGTTGATAAGTTGCAGGGGAATGAGAGGGAAGTTGTAGGGGACAACATAAGACTTGGTGACAAAAAAGCATACGATAAAAATCCACAAAACCCATTTTTTCATACAGATAATATTTCAACAATGGGCAAAATCACCAAAGGCACTTCCGAATGGGAAGGCTGGGGTACAGCTCTAAAACCAGCTCACGAACCTATCTGTATGGCTAGGAAACCACTTGAAAAAGTATTGACCGTTGCTGAAAATTGTCTTAAATGGGGAACAGGTGGAATAAATATAGATGAGAGTAGGGTGGAATTTGGAGACGAAACTGATAGCAGAATAGGTACAGATGCCTTAGCTGGTGGAAGTAAAGAAAGTATGTATGGTGCTTATTCAGATGTTAAGGATAAAAATATACAAATGTATAAAGGTAATGGTCGTTTCCCAGCCAACCTAATCCACGACAACAGTGAAGAAGTAAGAGAGTGTTTTCCTGAAAGCAAAGCTGGTGGTGCAATAAAAGAACACAAAAGAGATACGAGCAATATAAACTTTGCAGACCATCACCAAGAATGGGAAGGTTTTAACGACTCAGGCAACGCCTCTCGTTTTTTCAAATCAATAATCTATCAAGCAAAAGCAAGTAAGAGCGAAAGAGGTTTAAGCAATAACCATCCGACTGTAAAACCTACAGCATTAATGGAGTATCTTATAAATATGGTTAGTAAAGAGAATGCAATAGTTTTAGACCCATTTGGAGGAAGTTGCACAACCGCAATAGCTTGTCTAAATACTAAACGAAAATATATCTGCATGGAAAAAGATGATGCCTACTATGAAATAGGACTTAAAAGAGTATCAGATTGGCTTAAAAAAAATGAAACAAATATATTCAAATGATAAAATACATTCAGAGCCTAAATAAGCCAACGCAACTAGATATAGACATACACGGAATATGTTTCAAAGATTCGCAAAATACAGAGTACAAAAGAATTGACAATAAGGTTAGTACAATAGCTGATAAGTCTTATCTATTTGAGTACAATGTTATTCTAAATACCGAAATAGTAAGCAAATACACAGGCTTTTTTAGCTGGAAATTCAGAGCAAAAACAGGAATGAATAAGCGAGTTTTATTTAATCTGCTCAAAGAAAAAGCCTACAGTCAATATGAGGTTATTAATCTTTGCGAGGCTTTGCCAAAACCTTACTTAGAATTAAGCGAAACTAATCACTCTGGATTTATGGACTTATTTACTGCAATATGCGGCGACTTAGGGCTTAAAGTTAGCGAACCTAAGCATACTATCTACTCAAACTTTTTCATAGCTAAAAAGGGCGTATTTATAGAATACCAAAACCTATTAAGACAAGCGGTTGAATTATTGGAAGGTAAGTACAAAGAACAGGCGTGGAATGATTCAGGATATAAAGGACTAACAAAGGAAAGGCTAAAAGAAACTACAGGATTAGACCATTACCCTATGCACACTTTTATTTTAGAGAGGTTATTAAGTGTATGGATTGACAATAAAAACATAAAAACATTGGATATATGCTAACTATTTACACAATTTCGTATAATGAAGAGCTAGTTTTGCCACAGTTTATTAAGTGGTATCGGTCAAGGTTTACAGATTGCAAAATAGTAGTCTATGACAATGAAAGCACTGACAATACCAAGCAAATAGCAATAGAAAATAATTGTGAAGTAGTTACCTATTCCACTAATAATCAATTGTCAGATAGCGAATATTTAAGAATAAAAAATAATGTATGGAAGGAAGCCGACACCGACTGGGTTATGGTAGTAGATTGTGATGAGTTTGTAGAAGTTAACCAGAATGATTTAATTGAATTAGAATCAAACAAAAAAACAATAGTGTCAGCGCTTGGATATAATATGTGCAACGTGGAAGGCTTAACTGAATTAGCAGATATAAAGCACGGATTCAGTGCTGAGCAATACGATAAGTCGATACTATTCAATAAAAAGTATATCAAAGAAATAAACTACGAAGCTGGCTGCCATACTTGCACGCCAAAAGGAGTGGTAAATTATGACAAAGGATTGGTTAATCTATACCATATGATTTTAATTAATGAGCAATTTCTAGTAGACAAATACAAAAGGAATGCAGATAGAATGTCGGATGAAAACAAAAGGAATAAATGGGGACACCAATATCTGCAAAGTGAAGATATAGTTAGGGCAAATTATAAAAACGGATTACAAATAGCTAAATTAATAAGATGAAAAAAATAAAACACAATTATCAATCCGTTGAGGGTTGGTTTAACATGGAAAAAGAGTACCTAGAATTATTAGAGCAATGTCCAGAGAATGGTATATTTGTGGAGCTAGGCTGCTTTAAGGGCAAATCGACTTCATTTATAGTCACTGAGATTGTCAATAAGGGAAAGCTGGTTAAATATTACACAGTCGATAGCTTTGAAGGTCACACAGATAGCAATGACAATAAAGAAGTGGAAGCCTACAAAGGAATCTCAGATATTGAAATAGATTTTGATAGCAATACTAAGCACTTGGATGGGAAATTTCAAAAGATTAAGTCACTATCTCATGAATCTGCAAATTTATTTGAGGATAATTCAGTGGACATTTGTTTCATAGACGCTGGACATAGCTATGAAGCTGTAAAAAAAGACATTGAAAGTTGGCTGCCTAAAATGAAAAAAGGCGGTGTAATATCAGGGCATGACTATAATGCATGGGAAGGGGTCAATAAAGCGGTCAATGAACTGCTAGGAACTCCAGATAAGATTCAAAACGATTGTTGGTTTAAAAAAGTAATATGAACGAAATAGCAAACACAGGATTTTGGAATGGTGAAACTGCACACAATCACCACGTACATTCAGAGAATTTAAGTCAATGGATTTATGACTTTTGCGAAAGTAAAAAGATTAAGTCACTAACTGATTTCGGCTGCGGACTTGGAAACTATTTAAAAGACCTATCACCTATACTAGACTTCGCAATAGGAGTTGAAGGTAATAAGCCTAAGTATGCAGCATTTGAAAACATATACGAAGACGATTTGACTACAGACCTAAGTAATAAATATTATCAATGTGAGTTGGCTATAAGTTTAGAAGTAGGTGAACATATACCTAAAAAGTTCATGAAAATATACTTAGACAATATAACTAAGCACTCCGAAAAATATCTTATAACTTCATGGGCGGTCAGAGGGCAAGATGGATTTGGACACGTCAACTGTTTAGATAATCATGAAATAGTGCCAGAGTTTGAAAAGAGAGGTTTTGAATTAATGGAAGCCGAGACTCAAGAAGTGCGAGCGGTCATAGAAGATAAAGCACACTGGTTTAGGAATACTCTATTTGTTTTTAAAAAATAATCATTATCTTTGTGCATTCATTTGACTTGCCGCAATGGCAGGATTTGTTTGTTTTAATTACGCAAGCCACCCTAAAAAGTGGCTTTTTTTATGCCTATTAAAAAAATAAACTATATATTTGCTTAGTAATTAAATTTAAAATAAATGAGACCAAGAATCACGCAAAAAGAAGAACGAATAAGCCTAGTGACTTCCAATGTTTACAAGCTAGGAGAAGGATTTAGAGTATATGTAAAAAACCGTCAGATACCAAAATTTATTCACGAATCAGAAGAGTCTGCAATAAAGGAGGCTATCAGATTGGCTCAATTTACTGGCAAAAGTACCTATGTTTCCAAGTTTTTGTATGAAATAAAGCCAGAAAAGGTAAAATAACTTGTATTGATTATCAATAAGTTATTAAATAGTTTAGTTAAAAATTATTAAAAAGTAAATAAAAAAGGTTCAAATGTAAAAAGTTGTTGTATCTTTGCAGAGTAATTAATCACAAACAATAAAAAATAAACAAATGAGAAATTTAGCAATTAACCCAGAATTAATAAGTGATAATAACACTTTCAAATTTTCAAAAACTGTAAAAGTCCCAACACCTAATAAACCAGAATGGCAATTTATGATTGACGTATTTTACAAAGGTCAAAGAATAGCAATTTTAAACGGTTTATCTGCACCGTTACAATGGACTGCAAAAAATGGCTCAAACATTCCAGTAAAAGTAATTGACCAATTAGAAAAAATGGTTACTAGAATGATAAAAAAGACTAACAATTAATTGAATCAAACCAAGTGGAGCAGCATACTATAAACTGCAATCGTAATTAACCAACTAAAATTTAATCAAATGAACTACTCAAAAGAATTTATCGAAGGCTATTGTCAGGCTTTAATTGACACAACAGAAAACATCTTCCCAGAATTAGACGTAAAAGCCAATGTCTATTTTAACGAATTATCTAAAAACTACGATGTGACTATTATCTGGTCGGAGGGCTATGACAACGCCAAAGAAGAAGAGCTAATGCAATACAAGCACTTTGAAATTACCAATCTAAAAAACTTTGGATTTACATTGCTTAGTTTCTTAGACCTTAGATTATCCAATTTGGCATACGATGGCGACTATGATAGCAAACAAGCTGATATAGAGTTTAGAGAGGAACAGAAATTCGAAAGTAATAGAGGTAACTAAAATTTAAAGACATGAAAGTTAAAGAAGCCATAGCAATTCTCGAGCGCGATATGCATACGCTTGAGACCTTAATGAAGGATTCCAAAGGTGCGCAGTTTATAATCCGCCAACGTGCAATAAGGGAAAAAGAAATTATACTACAGGTATATAAAACTATAGATCCAAATGCGGATATATTAGTAGCAGAAGAAAATTTATTAATCACTTTAAGTTAATCAAATATGTTTACATTAAAATTATACGATAGAAACGGCATTGAGTTGAAGCAAGGAGATATAGTCAAAGTATCAAATAGCAAAGACTTCAACTTTTATTCAGAGGTTAAATGGTTAGAATTAGAGCAATCAATAGCACCTTTCCATACATTTAGCTTCCATTCATTTGAAAAGGTCGACAGCGTTCCAGAACACGCTATTAAAGGTAGGGAGTCAAGATATGATATATGGTACACTAACGAATCAAATACGGATGACAATGCCGAAGCCGCTCAAAAGTATCTAAGTGACTGGAGGTCATGCGAAACGCTTATCGAAAAGAAATGTTTTAGAATAACCTTAAACTAGACCAATGAAAATAACATACAATCAACTATTATTGTTCGCATTAATTTCGGCTCTAGGTTTTTCTTTTATCTGCGGCATGAATTACAAAGAAACTCACTTAATCAAATCTAATAATAGCGAGCAAGAGGACAAAATTAGCGAACTATTAAAAGAAAATGAAAATCTAAAAATAGAAGTAGCTGGGTTGACTAAATTAATAAAGTTAAAAAATAATCAAAACATAGCACACTACTCACACGTTGAAGTTAAACACGATTTTAGGATAGTAAATAAGCGAAAATAGCTATATTTGCTGAATGTTTGAAGAGTATCGAGTAAATGAAAAAAGAGACGTAAAGCCAACGCAAAGAGTAAGAATAAAAAAGAAAATGGTAACTCGAAAAGAGGTAATAGAATGCCAGGTGGAGCTAATGTATTCAAGTGGATTAACACCGACAAATGAGATTATTTTCTTAGCAAGAATCCTAGAAGGCAAAAAAATCAATCAAATAATAGCAATAAACGAAAAGGATATAGTATGACAAGAGATTATTTAGTAGAAAAGATTTTGGATATTCTAAATGAAGCCGAACTAACCACGCCGCAAAAACTGCAAGTTATATCCAATGTCAAAGCCAGATTAACCGAATTAAAAAAAGCCGAAATACAGGAGGCTATCAATGAAGACCTGGAACTAATCAGAAAGCAGCAAGGCGACCTCTCTGAAATATGCTATACTTGTTAAAAATTATTAAAAAGTAAAAATAACTATTGACTTTTTTGGAATAGTATATATCTTTGCAGAGTAATTAATCAATAAACTAAATAAATAAAAAATGAATTTTCAACAATTAAATGACCTTATTTCTCAGCTTAAAAAAGATAAGAAAAACAATAAAGAGCTTATCGCATTTTATGAAAACAAAAGAAAATCAATTTTAACAGAAGCATTTAACAAAGCATTTTAAATTTAAGTGGCGCAGCATACTCCCAACTGCAATTGTAATTAAATAACTAAAATCAAACAAATGAAAAATTTATTCAAAGCATTAAGCGACTTCCAAAACGAAGTACCAGTTATTTTAAAAGACACCAGCGGATACGGATATAAATTTGCCGACCTCCCAGCTATCTTTAAAGTCATTAATCCATTACTTAAAAAGAATGGTATAGGATTCACTCAGCTAGGTGAAGGTAAGTCTATCAAAACTATTGTATTCCACATTGAAAGCGGTGAGACATTAGAAAGTATCTTTGATATTCCACAGGGTGTGCAACTAGCCAAAATGAATGAGTTCCAAGTATTAGGTTCTGCAATAACTTACATGAGACGCTATGCGCTTAGTTCTGCTCTAGGTATTATTACAGATTCAGATATTGACGCTGCAGGTGAGCAAATAAAAGGCGATACAGATAGCAGAATAGCAGGCTGTAAAACTCAAGGCGACCTAACTAAGCTATTTAGTGAGATTAATCCTAAAGATGCAGCCACAATAGAGAAATTCACTAAAAGAAAATTAGAATTATCAAATAAATAATAAAATGAAAGTAGAAAGTATAAAAATAAATTTTAAAACCCATGAAATATATAATTTATCTGCAATGATTTGTAATAAATATATAGATACAATAAAAATGCGTAATTTTAAAGATATTAAGGAAGTTATTGATTATTTCAACTGCCACGAAATGTATAATAAAATATGTAGTTTAGCTGAAACTGATTTAGAAGAATGCATAAAAATAAAATTAGAATTAAATGGAAAATAAAGGCAGATTCTCAGCAAGTGGCGTTTCAAAGCTATGCGCAGAAGGAAGTGGAGCTACAAGACTAGGGTATATCTATGAGATTGCCCTAAGTCTAGTCGGCTGCAAACCAGATATAACTACCAGCGCAATGTATCACGGCATAAATAACGAAGCAGCAGCTTTAGATATACTTATTAATATTAAAGGCGGTCAGCATAACTTTAACTTTGAGACTGGAATGCAGGAATCATTTAAAGTCAATGACTATTTAAGTGCAACGCCAGACGCTTACGAAGATGGTATTTGGACAGGGGATGCTAAATGCCAATACTCAATAAAAGGATTTATCGAACAGAGCTCCAAAATATCGAAAGCATATTACTATCAAGTTCAGACTCAAATGTTAGCATTGAAAGTCGATAAGGCTTATCTTATTAACTACCTAACTAAGCCAGAGAAATTCGGACAAGACAATTGGATTGAGTATCCGTTCCCATTAGAAGAGCGGTTTTATATCCATGAAATAAGCAAAGATGAGGCTATCTGTGACGAGATTTTGACTAAGGCTGAAAAATACCACCCTTTGATAAATGTAGCCTATGAGCAAATGGCAAACGCTATCATATTAGATGAAATAGAGTTTTTTTATAATCAGCTGAAAAATAGCGTCTACTATAAGCCTCTCAAAGATTGGTGGGTGAATAACGAAACGGAAGTATTTAGATTTGATAACGAATTTTACATAAAGAAATGACACCAAAAGAAAAAGCAAAAGACCTATTTAATAAATTTGCCTTTGAAAAAACTGCAAAATGGTATAAAATGTTTCAAACTTCAAATGAAAGTAAAAGGTGTTCTTTAATTGTAGTAAGTGAGATAATTAATAATATTGATAAATCATTGATAGATTCATATATTGAAATTGAATGGTGGCAAGAAGTTAAACAAGAAATAGAAAAATTATAAATTATGATACACATATTATTTAAGATTAGCGAAAAAGACTACTATAGCGAAGGCAAAACATACGAAGGCGATGTATGCGAATCCTTTAACAAGTGGAGAAACGAATATCCAAACGCTCAATTTATAGCACTATATGAAACCAGATAAGCTACTAGATAGAATGCTAGCCTTTGCTAATTCGCCTGAATGTCCACCTGAACGTAAAAGAGATATTGAGAACGGAGCTTGGAAAACATGGGCGGATAGCATAACAGACCCTAACCCATACAGCTATAACAAAGTAAAGCACGAGAAAATCCATTATATTGATTCCGCTCCAGTAATAAACCGTGAAGTCATATATAAGCGAAAAAAAATGACATCTAGTGAATGGATTCAGCGAAGGAAAGACGCTCAATACAATAGACAATTAAAATCACAATCTAAATCATAAAAAAATGAAAAGTACAATCAAATTATTACAAAGCCTTTTGGAAGGTAAAGTCTTGAATTGCAAAACAATCATGAAAGACTTTGGATATTCAAACGCCAGTCGAGAGATTATCCGCAAAATTGAGCAGCCTTTTGAAATAACACTAAAAAGAGAGAAGGTAAGCTCCAAAAATAGATATGGCGAGCCTGTAACCTATCTTAATTATTCGCTAATGGCAAAGGATAAAGCCAAAGTGACTAGGATTTTAAAGTCATTTAGTAAGGCAAATTAAAAAATAGTTGATTCATTTAAAAAAAATTAATTATATTTGCATTCATAAATCCTACATTAATGAAAAATATTTTATTTAACAATACGGATAGCGGTAAAAACTTGGCTTTGTCAAGCGGCGTTGTAGGATTCGCTCCGCTATTCTTTTTAATCCTACATTATGAACTACCAAGACCAATTAAAAAGTCCTAAATGGCAAAAGAAACGCTTAGATATTCTTAATTTAAGAGGATTTAAATGCGAAAAATGTAATTGTGAAGAAAATCAATTGCACGTTCACCACAGATTTTATTTAAAAAACCGAAAGGCATGGGAGTATGACAATGACGTTTTTCAAGTTCTTTGCCATATTTGCCACGAAAACGAGCATAAAAAAGAAGATAGCAAAATAGAACAAATAATTGATAAAAAGTGGATTACATTTATAAATTACTTTGAATTAGTTTACATTAATGACCCTAGTTCATTTGAGTATATGTGTGGATTACTATATGCTTTAAATAATAAGTGTAATAAAGAAGATTTAGAAACAATATCCAGCGTTGTTAATTCAGAAATGGCTATTGATTTAATAAATATTGCAAAAAGGTTGGCATTATTAGATAAATTGTTGTGGGAAAAAAGTTTAAATAGTTAAGATATGAGCGGATGGATTAAATTAAATAGGTCAATTCAATCTCATTGGATTTACAATGAGCGCAGAAAATTCTCTAAATTAGAAGCTTGGATAGATATGATTATGACTGCAAATTATGCAGACAATAAGGTTATAATTAAGGGCAAACTATATGAAGTCAAAAGAGGTGAAAGTATTAATTCAATGGATACATGGGCAAGTCGTTGGAGCTGGGATAAGAGTGCTGTAAGGCGTTTCCTGACTTTGTTACAAAATGATAACATGATTAGCATCAAATCTGATTCCATAACGACACACCTAACTATTTGTAAATATGAAAGTTATCAAGGTGAACGAAACGCAGATGAAACACAAACGAAACGCAAACGAAACGCAGATGAAACACAAACGACACCAATAGAAGAAGGGAAAGAAGGAGAAGAAAGAAAAGAAGGAAAGAATATAGGGAGTTTTAATTTTGAATTTGCATTAATATCTTATGGATTTAATACTGAATTAGTATCTGATTGGTTGGAGGTAAGAAAAGCAAAAAAAGGTACAAACACAGTAACTTCATTTAATAATTTTATATCGCAGGTTGAAAAGTCAGGAGTGGATAAAAATGAAATATTAAAAATTTGCATTTCAAGAGACTGGAAAGGGTTTAATACAGATTGGATAAAAGATATGGATATTCCAAAAGAAAAAAAGCCATTTATATCAAACAATCCTTATTTTGCGCTCTGTGATTCACAACCTACGTTAAGTGATAAGTTAAAACAACAGCAATATGAGTTCTAGTATTAAGATAAAAAAAGTAGGCTCAGATAGAATATTTGAGATAGATATTCATAAGCAAGGTGAGAATGCACAACCTTGTCCAGACTGCGCACAGGATAGAAGGAAAAAAAGTGCAAAGTCATTTAGCTACAATGCCGAAAAAGCACAAGGATATTGTAATCACTGCCAGTCTCGATTCCATGAATACAAACCTTATTCAAAAGAGGTATTCTATGAGATGCCGAAGTTTGAAAATAAAACTCAGCTAAGTGAAAAAGCGGTGCAATATGCACACTCTCGAATGATTAACAGTGAAACGCTAATTAAAATGGAAATAAGCAGCGCAGAGGAATTTATGCCACAATCAAATAAGATAGAACGCTGCATTTGTTTTCCTTATTACAGGAATGGTGAATTAATCAATGTAAAGTATCGAGACGGCAAAAAGAACTTTAAACTATCTAAGGGAGCTGAATTGATATGGTATAATTACGATGCTATTCTAAACACTAAAGAGATTATAATAGTTGAAGGTGAGTGGGATGCACTTAGTTTTATGTCAGACGGATTTGAGAATGTTATATCAGTTCCTAATGGTGCAAATGTAGGCAAAATGAGCTACCTAGATGAGACCATAAATCTATTTGACCCTATGGAAAAAATCTATATTGCGGTTGACAATGACGAAAAAGGATTAGAATTGAGAGCTGAATTAATAAGACGTTTTGGATTTGAAAAATGCTACATAGTGGAATTTAACGAGTACAAAGACGCTAATGACTGCCTAATGAATAACGGATACGGAGTTTTAAAGGAGTTTATTAATAAAGCCAGAGTTCCAAAAATAGAAGGTATATTAGAGGCTGAAGACTACCTATCTGATATTATGGACTTGTATGAAAAAGGAATGCAAAAGGGCAAGCATACAGGCTTAAAATGGTTAGATGGATTAATTACATGGGAGACTAAACGATTAGCAACGTGGACAGGAACGCCAAGCTCTGGCAAGTCGGAGTTCGTAGACATGGTGAATTGTAAATTAAACTTTGAGCATAACTGGAAGGTAGCTTATTGGACGCCTGAGAATTTCCCTACTCAATACCACTACTCAAAAATAGCTGAAAAGCTAACTGGCAAAACATTCAAAAAGGACTTTTTAACTGAAGCCGAATTTTGGGAGGCTCACGAATACATAGCTAAAAACTTCTTTTGGGTCAACCTAGATAATGACTTTACACTAGAAAATATATTAGATAAGTTTAAATATCTAGTCAAAACAAAAGGTGTTAAAATATGTGTTATAGACCCATTCAATAAATTAGAATACAGGCTCGGAGCTGGTCAAACTAAATTAGACTATATTTCACAGGTACTCGATAAGATAATATGGTTCGCAAAGGTTAACGACGTATTAGTTCACTTGGTTGCACACCCTAGAAAACTTGAAAAGGATAAGGACGGTAAGTTTCCTATGCCGACAATGTACGATATAGCAGGTTCGGCAGACTTTTGGAATAAAACCGACTATGGAATAGCTATGAGTAGAAAACAAGATGGGAATAGAGTATTTATCAATAAAGGTTCTATCTCGATTCAAAAAGTAAAGTTTAAGAATTTAGGTGAGCAAGGAATTGCCGACCATTGTTATAATTTTAAAAATGGAAGGTTTGAAGAAGACTTCCAGCCTAATGAACCTACGGTAAATGAAAGCTCAAGCTGGGACAATCACAATTGGATAACTGCAAAAAATATAGACCCATTTAATGACTAACGCTAAGTATCTTATCTTTTATAGTAACGAAACAAGGTTAATCCTTACACACTGCATACAAAAAATAATTAATAAGCATATATGGCTACTTTAAAGAAGTGCAAAGGAACTGGCAAGGCTGCTAACTTTAAAGGCTGCGGTAAAGAATTAGAATATGCCGAGCGTGGAGGTATGAAAGTCTATTTTTCTAAATTTGGATTAGGTACAAGCGGCTGCCGTTGCTTTTTTAATTGGTTTGAAAGTCCTGAGCCTATAAAAAAGGTAAGTAATAAAAGGAAAGTTGAGAATAAAGAGTATAGTAAGCTAAGAAAAACATTTTTAGCTGAAAATACCACTTGTTTTATTGAAGGCTGCAATAAGGTAGCTGACACAATAGAACACACCGCAGGGAGAGGAATAAACTATCTAAACGTAGATACTTGGAAGCCATGCTGCTTAGAACACAACTTAGAACTAGAAAATAATCCAGAGTTAAGTAAAAAATATCAACTATCAAAAATTCACGGAGGTAAAAAAATAGACAAATGAAACATTTAGAATCAAAATTGCAAATACAATGCGTCAACTGGTTTAAACTTCAATTCTCTTTGTACGTTTTATTTTCAATACCCAATGGCGGTGCAAGGCGTTTAATAGAAGGTAAAATATTAAAAGCCGAAGGTACAATGGCTGGGGTGTCAGATTTATTCTTAATGTATGGCAATGATAAATACAACGGATTGTTTATAGAAATGAAAACCGAAAAAGGTAGGCAAAGTGATAGCCAAAAGAACTTCGAAAAAAAGTGCGCTAACTTTAAGTATAAGTACATTATCTGCCGCAGCTTTGAAGAATTTAGAACCGAAATAACCAATTACATAAATAACAAAGACATTTAAAAATAAAAATTGTAATTTTGCAAAGTAATTAATTAAAACAATGGACGAAACAAAAATCAACTTCCCACAAGGCATATTCGGAGAACCTGCAATAGAAGGGCAAAAGAAACTAAGGAATCCGAGATACTATGGACAAATAAGAATAGGTAAGCAAAAGTTTATCGAATACCTAAATACAATTGATACCGACTATTTATACTTGGATATGTTCAAACAGATTAAGGATAACCGCAAACTAACCTTTTCAGTAATTAAAACCAAAACAAATGAATGAAGATGCATTAAGACTGTATAGAATAACCCACTACCTAGAAATGCTCAAGTACGAAGTGGAATTTACCAATAAAGCAAATATAGATAGGAGCGTATGGGATAAGCTAAACGCCATAAGAAACCAAGCCAATGTATTAAAATTAGACATAAAAAGACGAACTCCAGACTACAATGCAATATTTGAAGACCTATCTAATGAGAAGATATTCACAATGATTTCAGTTATGTATAAAATGATTCTAATGACTGAATCGCAATGCCTCGACTTCGAAAAAAGCCTGGAAGTTGAAGAAATAAATTAGTATCTTTGCAAAAGTAATTAAATAAACCACTTAAATAAATCAATATGTTAATCAATTTTTACGAAAAAGAAACCAAAAGAAGTATCACAATATCAATAAGTGATAAAGTTGACAATTATGGAAACAATGTAAGCGCCTGGATAGCTCAGTCAAAAGAAGAGAGGGAAGCCAAAGCACCTAAAAAGTATATAGGAAACGGTAAGGTAGTGTTTATTGACCCTAACAAAACCATTTCGGTAGCTCCAAAGACTGAATTTAAAAAAGATGAAACGCCATTTTAATATCAAAGTATTTATAAAAAATTAACCACTAAAAAATAAAAGAATGAATTTAACGAATTTAACACCAGAGCAAACACTTGAGGTATTAGGACTTGTACATTATGCAGAGAATAATACGGAAACACAAAAAGAACACAATTATAAGCAACTATACCCAACGCTATTAAGCAAGTTTGAATGGATAGACGAGCTACAAAACCAATACGAAGATGCAATAGAGACAAAAGAGGATTATATTCATGGAATTTCCTTTGCTGAATATGTACTGGATATGGAAAGAAATAGACAAATTGACGCTAAAGACATGTAAAATGACTAAAAAAGAAAAATTCACAGCTAATAAAGAGGTAAATAGTCAAGAAGATATGAGTAGAGTATTAGCTCATAAAACAATTGGTATATTTATGGATATTGCAAAAGAAAACGAACTCCCAGATAATGGATTAACAGCATATTTAGCAGAAGTAGGTGCTAATGGTAAAATATATGACGTAACTATATGTTTTACTCCAAAAGGAGTTTTAGAAGAGTTCGCTAATTCAATGAATGACTTTGAATCTGCAAAAAACATAAGCGAATTGTTTAGAAACTAATAACAGCTTTAAAAAATAGGAAACTCCATTTTATTTTAATATGTACGGATATATAATACAAAAGCCAGACAAAGACTATGAAATATTCGGAGATGAAGTAATCGAAATGGACTTCATAGTAAATGAATTTGAAAACTATGTCGACTTCATGATTTCTTTGACCACTCAAAACCTATCTTATAATAAGGTGTTATTAGTTATGGTGCAAGGTGATGAATCAAAACTGCCAATCGATGAATATATATCAACAAAGGATATTCAAGAAGCAATAGAGTTCATTCAAAACAAATCAAAAAAATACACAGATATATCAGTACAAGGATTTAAGTGCGAATTAGACTCACTTGAATACTTAGTAGATTTACTCGGTGATTCAGGAATAAGTTATTAAAAACGGCGAAAAAACGGCATAAAAATGGCAAAAATAGACCCAAAAATAGGCGAAAAAACTCAATTTGGCAAAGGGCAAGACCCAACAAAAGGAGGTCGCAAACCAAAACCAAGTTTTGCAGATATACTAGATGACATTTCAGCGAATGACGGTGCAATGGAATTTGATAAGTTTACGATATTAAATAAGATAGATAAGTCAGGAAACGAAATAGAAGTTGTAAGGATAAATCTACCTAGTGATATGGCTATGGCTATAAGTTTATGGAATAAAGCCAGCAAAGACCCTAAATGGTTTGACCTGTTATTGAAAGTAAAAAGGGATATGATGCTGCCAAAACAAATAGAGCAAAAGACCACAGTTGAAAGCATAAACATAATAATTGAATAGTGCAAGCTACTCGAACGCTAAAAAATAAGATACTACCATGCTATACGCACCTATTTGAAGACAATGACATTCAAATAGAGTTCTTATATGGAACTAGGGACTCTGGAAAAACAAAAGCAGGGAGTCAATTAGCCTTATATGATTATACAAAGACTCGAAAAGACTTCAAATGTATCTTAATCCGCAAGGTAAAAGACACCATAAAGGATTCTATTTACTCGAATGTATTGGATATTATTCAGGAATGGAGACTAGATTCGTACTTTGATAGCTCCAAAAGTCCTATGGAAGTCCGCTCGATATTAGACAATGGTATTTTTATATGTCGAGGTCTTGACGAACCAGCAAAGCTCAAATCATTAATGAATCCAACAATGGCATTAATAGAAGAGGGCGACCAGATTACAAGTGAGGACATGACTATGATACTAACCACGCTGAGACATAACTTTATCAAAACAAAAGTGGTGTTCATGTTTAACCCAGAAATGCCGAAAGGAGTCAATAAAAAAGAGGACTGGTGGCTATGGAAGGATTGGTTTAGCCATACATCGGATAAGTCATTTACACATAGTAAAGTAATTGATTACGTAGAGAATGGAGTTATAAAGCAGCTATCTATTAAGTACCGAGCAACTCACACTACATTTGAAGACAATCCATTTTGTCCACCAGAGCGAAAGGCTCATTATCATAACTTAAAATTCACTAACCCAGCTAAATACTTACCGTATGCAAAAGGTGAATGGGGTATTAGAGAGGTGCAAAGTCCAGCGTTCCCTACATTTGACGTCAATAAGCACGTCGGCAAAACGGAAATGGTTTCAGGCATTCCATTATTGTTTTGGATCGACTTCAATAACGATCCACTTGCATGTACTGTATGGCAAGTTTACAGAGATAATGAAGGTCATAAGATAAGAGGACTTAGGGAGATTAAGATTAAGCCAAAAGACGGCATTCATAACACTCAGTTACTAATCGACTTTATAAAAGCAAATTACCCTAACCATATACATTCGCTATGTATAACAGCAGATGCAACCGGAAGCCAACGAACCGCAGCAGGTTTGTCTAATCTATTGCAACTTAATAAGGCTTTCAACTTAGGTCGCAGACTTCAAACACCAACCGTAAATCCAAAAGTCAAAGATAGCGTGGAGTTAGTTAATTATATCTTATACCACCACCCTAATATAATCATAGACCCTAGCATGGAGACCCTTATATTTGAATTACAGAATACTGAAAAGGATGCAGACGGTGGATTATTAAAGGATAAGCGAGACGATGCAACCCAAAGAGCTGACTTTGTAGACACCCTTCGTTATGGTTTTAACTTCCATTTCTTTTTAAATGACAATATCTATAAAAGCTCTGCTAAGTACGGAATAAAAATGTAAATTTGCAATATAATAGTTAACAAATGAAAAAGCGCAAACTAATATGCAAGCTAATAGGCTGCGACTCTAGTCCTAACTGGTATAATAATAACGGTATATTTAGCCATGTAGGCTTCCCATACGATAGTTTGTTTTGTTCTAGGTGCAAAGTTCACTTCGGTTCTTACAATCGCTCAGTGGTCGCTATAATCAAAAAAGCAATTTCAGAAATAAAATACCTAATCAATGACTAATATAATAACAATAACAGAGCTAATTTTATTCGCATTAGGACTTAGCTTAGTAATTAACGCTACACATATAGCTTTTCAAAAAGAAATGGTTTTAAATTGGCTTTATGAATGGTTGGAATCTAAGTTTAGGAATAATGCAAATAAAAGAGTTTGCGATTTAGATTATGAGATTATGAAATATGCAAAGAGTGAAAATAACACTCACGTTTCACATAATAAAGAATTTGACATAACTAAAAAGTGGAAGTTTATTGTAGATAGTAAGGAGAAAGCAGAGTATTATGATAAATGCTGGAATACTATAACTTTTGACCATATTATCTATGAATCTAAATACCGAAACTCAGAAGGCTTATTATACATAGCTAAACCAATATACTCATGTGCAAGTTGTATGCCTAGTTTATGGTCATTACCCTTACTATTTATTTTGCCTATATGGAAAGTTTTTTTTATTTGTATCTTTGCAATCGTACTTTCCACGTTAATACGAGATAAGATATTCGAATAATTAAAAAATAAAAATATGAGCACTTTATGTGAGCCAAATTGCCAACTATCTACCTGTGATGACGGGGTAAAAATAGGAGAAAGCCTAGTTCCATTATATTTATTGGTATGGAAAGGCAATAAAAGGCTATGTGATATAGAAATAACTCCAGAGCTAAATAATGATTTATTATTGACAAATGATATGATAATAGACTTTGCTGATGAAGTATCTACATTTAAAATACAGCTAAGAACTTCTAATAATGCACCAACGGATATAATGTATAAAGATTGTAGTGGAACTAATCAAGTAGCAGAAACTATAAGATTAAAATTTAATGAATGTGATATACCTAATTTTCATTTGAATGAGATTTGCAACAATTAAAGAAAAACTATTCCCTAAAAAAGTAGATTCTGGAGGCAAAAGCGTTCCAATGCGCTATGCTTTTACAGGTGCAAGTGGTCATAAATACTATCATTATATTGATGCTACTAATGACATGAACCCAGCTCGATACATTGAGTATTATCTACCAATGGTTAAGGAATACTTTCTAGGTATTAAGCGAACGGAGATGGATATATTCTTTACTAAGTGCAAAGGGTACGCAAATATTAAGCAATACGAAGCCGCTCACTTAGTAATGGAAGAGCGTGCAAAGTTAAACTTAGATACGGGAATCATTTATGATATAATGAGTGTTTTATATCTACGTGAGGATGAAGAAAACGAATTTGTAGACCAACTATTCTTGCAAGAAAAATCCAAAGACATTAAAAACACAATGAGAGCAAGTGGAGGGGCTGATACTGGTTTTTTTTTATGTCCAGAGTTCAGGAACTTTTTAAAGTCGGCGAATCTATCGGACATAGATTGGAATTCATATACACGAATAGCGGAAAAGAACCTAGAGATATTACAGGAGACACTGAATTTAATCCACAACTCAGAGCAATTCAAGAATATAACGAGTACACCGAAAAAATAAAAGAGCAATTAGTTTACATTTGTCAAAATGTAGATGACTACAATAGAGTATGGAACGGCACAATGCGAGATTATTACTTCGCACTAACTAAGTTCATTCAAAGCATACCAAAAGAAAAAAAATCCAATAAGTAGCGAAGGCTTTAAGGACATTTCATAACAACTTAAACATATTAATATGGTTGAAGAATTATTATTGAAAGTCAAACTTGACACTAAACAAGCCGAGCAAGAATTTGACGAACTTAAAAAAAAGGGCAACTCTACAATATCGGATATTGAAAAGAATGAAGTCAAGTTAAAGGTAGACTTAGACACTAAACAAGCAGAAGCCAAAGTAAATAATCTAAATAAGTCATCTGGATTATTAGGCAATCTAGGTCAAAAAGCAAAAGAAGGATTTTCTGGATTAGGAAGTTCATTAACTAGTGTTTTAAATCCTATGACTGCTGTTGCATCGGCTGGAGTTGCAATAGTAGGTACATTTTTTAAAATGATTGATGTAAATAGAAAGTTTCAACAATCATTGGCAGAGTTACAATCTATAACAGGAGTCACCACCGAAGACCTAAAGTTCTATAATGACCAAGCAAAAGAAATAGCTAAGGACAAAACATTAAGTTCAAGTTTAACGGAAACGGTAAATGCTTTCAAATTAGTAGGTAGCGCAAAGCCAGACTTACTGCAAAATAAAGAAGCATTAGCAGAAGTAACTAGACAAGCTATATTATTAAGCAAAGCAAGTGGAGATACATTAGAAAGTTCAGTTAATTCATTAACAGGAACTTTAAATCAATTTAATTTCGGAGCTGAAGAAGCTGGTAGGGTTATAGATGTATTGGCTGCAGGTTCTAAGGCTGGAGCGGTTGCTATTCCAGACCTTTCAGCAGGGTTAGAAAAGTTTGGAGCGGTTGCAAAAGCTAACAACGTAACTGTAGAGCAAGCAGTCGCGTTGCAAGAAACATTAGGAGATAAGCAAATACAAGGAGCTGAGGCTGGAACTCAATTAAGAAATATTATATTAAAGCTCGCAAATGCAGGGAAAGGATATGTAAATGGTCAATTTGATATTACAGCAGCATTAGAGCAAACAAAAAACGAATTTAATAATATACAAGACCCAGTTAAGCGTTCACAGGAATTAACTAAATTGTTTGGACTTGAATCCGTAACGGCTGGACAAATATTGTTAGATAGTACCGATAAATTTAAGCAATATACAGCCGCAGTTGGTGAGCAAGGTGTTGCATTAAGTCAAGCTCAAACAAATACAAATACTTTTGATGGTGCATTAACTAGATTGTCAAATAGCTTTGAAGTATTATTAACTGGCGGCGGTGGATTATTAAATATATTTACTCCAATTGTAGATGTTTTGTCTGGAACATTAGAAGGGATTGGAAACTTTTTTCAAATTGCTGGGGAAGGATTATCTACTTTTTTCAAAGAGAGCGAATATATTCAAAAGGTAAGTGATTTATTTACCGTTTTATTTAATACTGTAAAAGAACTTGGTATTGCTATATATAATGCCTTTGTAGAAATAGCTTCTGCATTCGGATTAGGTCAAGCTAGTGCAAGTGATTTCACAAAAGTTTTTGACCAAGTGCTGGCAAATGTTAGAATAGCCATTGATGGATTAATTTTAGTTATCAGTAATTTAAAAGATGTATTAGTAGGTGCATTTCAACTTATGGCACTTCAAGTTAAATCATTTGTTAACTTTTGGAAAGCTATTTTTGCAGGTGACTTTAGAGGTGCGCTTAATGTAGTCATATCATATTTTGATGGACTTGCAGGAATAGTAACCAAAACCTTTGATAAAGTTAAGCTAAACATAATAAATGCAATTTTAGGAATAGCTGAAACTGTAAGACCTATATTAGAATCTTTGGGAATTGACGTAAATGGATTAACTAAAAACTTAAAAGCTATTCAGGCTGAATTAGGCAAAAAACTTCAAACTACTGCAAAGATAACTACGGTAACGGATAAAAAGGATTTGTCAACTATTGCTAGTTCTAAAACTACAACTACTACGGATGTAGCAGCTACAGAGGGCGATGAAAAAAAGCTAAGTGCAGAAGCTCAAAAAGCACTTAAAATAAAAAACGATTTAGAAAAAGCAAAGAATGAAGCTGTATTTAAAGCTGCTCAAGAGCGTCAAAAGATATTAGACGAAATAGAAAATGCCAACTATAAAAATGAATTTGATAGAGAGCGCCAGCAAATAAGAGATGAGTTTTTCCTAAAAATAGAAAACAATAAAGAATTAGAAGCGGAACTTATAAAGCTAAGAGAGGCTAGAATAGCTGAGATAGATAAAAAAGAAAAGGAAGCTAACGCTAAGGTGTTAGAAGAAAAGTATTTAAATGAATTAAAAATAGCTGAAAACTCTTCTACTGCAAAAGCATTAATATTAAAAACTGAACTAGCAAATGGTCAAATAAGTGAGGAGCAGTACAATCAAAAAATAAAAGACTTAGAGGAAAGTACATTACAGTCCAAAATATTAATAGCAGGCAAATGGTCTAGTACTGTAAAAAAAGCGGAAGAGGATATTACCACATTTACAAATCAACAAGCGGATAATAGATTAAATAAAACAATTGAAAACAATAAGAAAAATGAACAACTATTAAAGGAAGCCGTTAATGAATTAATACAATTTGCTGAAAATGGAATACTTTTAAAATTAGGAATAAACCCTGCTGACGTAAACAAAGTGAAGGCTACTCTTGAAAATTTGCAAAAGACCTTAGAAAAAAAAGGTGCAACTCCTGGAGAAAAAGCAGCAGCAGCAGCAGAGGCAGCTGGAGCTGTAGCTCAAACCGTTTCAAATACTTTATTTGCAGCCGACACCCAACGTAGACAAGAAGAGTTAGCCGCCTTACAAGTTCAACAAGAAGAGGAACTAAGATTAGCAGGAGACAACGAACAAAAAAAGGATTTAATTAGACAAAAGTATGCTTTAAAGGAAAAAGATATTAAGCGAAAACAAGCCGAAGCGGATAAAAGAAAAGCTATATTTGACGCTATAATAAACACAGCGGTTGCAGTCGTAACTGGATTTGTAAAAGGTGGACCAATATTAGCAGCTATAGCAGCAGCACTTGGAGCGGCACAGATAGCACTTATATCAGCGCAACCTATTCCAAAGTTTGCAAAAGGTGGAGCGGTTCCAAGTTCAGATATAAATGGAATGATTAGCGGTAAACCTCACGCAGCAGGTGGAGTTCTAATAGAAGCCGAAGGCAATGAGTTTATAACTAGAAGGTCTCAAGCTATGAAAGGAGACAATCTAGGCTTATTAGAGGCTATAAACATGTCAGATAGCGAAAGAGACGCTTATATTAATCGACACTATGTAATGCCAGCTTTACAGGCTAAAGAAAGCCAAGCCGCTCAAAACTATAGGAGCTCAATAATAGAAGCGGAAAATAACCTCATAGCGAGGGTTTCTAGTTCTACATTGAAGTCAATAGATAGAAGGCTAGTTGAGACTAACCAAAGCATAAAAGGATTAGCTAAAAAGGATTATACTTGGTAGAAGGTTTTCAGCTTACATAGCTCGACGCATTTATTAACGTAGTCTATATCTTTGAGTATTTCCCTTTTGGCTTTTTTCATAAAGACGCTATAAGGCTCTAAACTTTTTTTATCCTTTTCAGTTAGTTCGTTGGGGTCTAGGTCGCATAATTGTAAAACTCTATTGAGCCTAGATATTTCCTTTTTAGCTATCTGAAATGTCAGCATTTTGTTTGCCTTGTATTCGTAGATAGTACCTAGCTCTTCCTTATTGATTTCATAATACTTACTCTTATCAATTCTTCTAAACTCGCTTTGGTCTAGTATCTGGGTTTCTAAATTGTCCGCTTCATTAGCTTTGCAATAATCTGCATACAGGTCGTAGCCTTTGCTTCCGTATATCTTATCGTAAACCTTAGCGTCAAGTCCGAAGGCACTGCAATTATATACAGCTATAATGTGTGGTAATGGTCTTTTCATTAGCAGGCGTCTTTATATTTTAAATTGTATTTTTGAATGATTAGATTAATCTTTTGGGTATTGCTCCCAGCAGACCTCACTTCACTTTCAAACATTTTGTCTAGTTCGGCTTTACTGTAGGCACAATCCTTAGAACAGGAAGCTATCATAAATAATGATAGAATAAATAGTGTTTTTTTCATTTGTTTTTGTTTATGATTAATTAAATGTTATTGCAAATATATAACTTATACTCAAATTGCACCTTTTTTTGTATGTTTTATTTGTATATTTGCACAATGGAAGTAACCAAAATAGTCATTAATGGCATTGAAATAAGCACTTTAGACAAGCCAATAGGCTTAGAAGTGATTAAATTATCCTTAGATAGAGACTTTCAATATAGCTGCGTTGACACAAAAATAGAAGCTGAACTAAAATTCTACTGTTCAAGTGGCAAAACTGAACTAGACGCAGAATATGAGAGTAAAGGCGTGGAAGCTACAGGTTATATAGAAATAACCGATACTTGCGGACCTAATGCGCAAATTTATAGATTTGATT